TATACAGTTCTGCGTGAGAATATTTTGAACGCACGAACTTATGCCCTTGCTGAAGATGTAGAATCTGTTGTTGTTGAGTCCTTTACCACCTGAGAATAATGTCCGAAACTACATTTTATCGCATAGAAGAGTTCTTCACAAATGGATGGGGATTGATTGATGATAGTTCATTCAAACTCACCAAAGAAGAATGTGACGTAAAACTTCAATACTACGTTGAAAAGGGTTACAATCCCCAACGATTGAGAGCAGTTCGTGTTGTTGATTAAAAGAGTTTGATGCCGTGATGTCTATTAAACTGATTCCCCAATTTACACACAAAGCACCGAAAGGTTATTCCTATGAAGTTCAAGAGTTCAAACGTAATATCTTTTCTATTTGGTTGCGCTGTGACCTTCAGTTTGATTACAATAACGGCAAACCTACCCGTACAATCTGGGGGTTCTACGATTACAAAAACTGCCGATTCTATAGTCCTGTAAATAGTAAGGAAATTGGCAAAGTTGTGGATTTCAAGAATACCAGAAACTATACATCCATGCCAATCAAACAAACACCTTTGGAGGCAGCATTTGGATGAGTTATGTTCCAAAAGTTAACGATTATGTAATCTGGAAACCTCACATCAAAGGTTGGGTGTATTTTAAGTGTGAGGATTATATTACTATTGAGACTTCTGTGTGGGAGAAAGATGAAGAAAACTATGCCTGCTGTTCACTTCATCGAAATGATCGTGTTTTAGTTGTGTGTTATCAAAAAGAGTGGGGTCAATTAAAGTATGTCAAATCTAGAAAATCAAAATACGAAGAAGAAAAAGACTGTATGGAGACTAATTGCTAAGGCACTTGGAGAAAAGTCAAGCAAATGCGATAAAGAGGCGGATAAGATTGCTCTTATTCGTCTCTTAATGTTTTTGTCTATTTTCATCACAAACTGTTTTATTGTAGCAAACGCAATCAGGCACTGGAATGATGAAACAGTTATAAATGTTGAAATCGTTGTGAGTGAAGAAGATGTATCAAGTTACCTATCTCAAACCCAAAAAGAAAGGATACTCAAAGCAAATAGCAACTTTGCTTACGATTGAAGATGCAATTTTCTGGGAAAAGATCGTAAGGGAACAAGGAGCAAAAGATGTGAAAATCCTTGTGAATTAAAGTTAGGATCGTCCAAAGTGTCTCTATAGTGTAAGCACAAAACAAATTATGGACCGCTTCGACGACATTCAAATTGAAGAGTTTTCTTCTTTTGACTTTGTTGAGGAAATGAACGAAGGTCTCTTTGATGAAGACGAAGAAGGTGAACAACCCTCTAAGTTTAACCTGAATGAATACATTAACGGAAACTATGATTACTGATTATGCCTGAAACTTATACTTTTGGAGGCGATGCTGTTACCATCCTTGGTTTGGTTGGTGTTATCTCAGCGTTTGTTATTGTTATTACTGCTTTCCGCAGGTTTTTCAATTCTCCTTACAATTTTCGTGTGACACCTTCGGAACTGACCACCGAAACCCCCACTGACCCCCAAACTCCTGTAAATTGAACAAATGACTGAAAACATCCCTAACGTGCTTCCTCACATCAACGAACTGAAAGAAGCATGGCGCAAACAAGATTTTATATTCAATAAACAACAACAGGAAGAGTATGATCTTTTGCTTGCTACCCGTCGTGAACGTGTGAAGCAATTCTATGCAGAAGGACGTGTCTTCAAGGGTTCCTATAAAGCAAAGGAAGAGGAGTTCTAAATACTAAAAAGAGTGTTTAGATACTAAAATGAAGACTTTTCAGGAGTTTATGTCTATTTGCGAAGAAGTTGAAGACAAGTCTAAAGCATTAGGATTTGCTGCAACTATCAGACGTTCCCAGGAAGGTGGAAGAGTCGGTCGTCAACGTAAAAAAACAACTCCTGAAATACGTCGCATGAAAGCAGTCGGCGGCGGTAAAATGGAACCAGTGGAGTATAAACCCCGTAAAGATATTGGTTCTCAACGTCAGGCATCTACAAGAGTTCAGCAACCAGAACAAGAGCGTGGATCTGCAAGGGAAAGACAACTAGCGGCAGCAAAAGAAGAAAGAAGAAAAGCAGCACAGGCGAGAGCGGCAGCAAAGAAAGGTGGTGGAGAAGCACCAGCAGCAGAAAAACCAAAAACAAAACAAGTAGCAAAAACTGCATCACAACTTCTCTCTACGAAGAAACCAAAAGCAGAACCTGCTCCTGGATATACTGCACCAAAAGCATCTGGACTTTCTGCTAAAGAAAGAAATAAGCAAACCAGAGAAGGTGAGAGAATGTTGAGAGGTATTATGAAGAACCAAGAAACTGAGAAGTATGAGAAGGCAACTGGTGAGAAACCAAAGGGTAAAGCAAAGACCAAAATCCTTGCTCACGTTGAGAAGAGGATGGCAAACTGACTTTAAATTAAAGTTAGGATCGTCCAAAGTGTCCCTATAGTATAAGGACAACACTCAAAACAACATTATGCTCTGGCAAGATCGCAACGGTAACTGGTTCAGCACTGTTTCTCCTATTGACATTAAGATTGAGCGAGCAATGATTGAAGCAAACGCTAACAAAGTCTGGGAAGAAGGTGAGCGTTCTGGTGAATGGTTGTTTGCTGAAATGTTCGGGGGAGATTGATTCCTCACCAGCACGCTCTACAGTCGTCTGTAAGCGTGCTATTTTTGTCTTTAGATACAAAACCACTGAGAACGATGAATTACATTCAAATCCCTGATTATGCCTATGATCGCATGATCAAAACACTTCAGAAAGGAGTTGATGTGTGCTATAATGTAGACTACAATTCGGATGACAGTGAGCAATCTCCAAGTTACGCAAATGGGTATAGTCGTGCTACGATGCAGAGCGTGATTGAAGACCTCAACCGATACAAAGATACGGCGAATTAAAGTTAGGATCGTCTAAACTGTCCCTATATTATGAGCACAACTTCCATGCAAATCCAACTGCGTCCTCACCAAGAACGTGGTGTTGCTGCTATGCTTCAGCACAACAAAGGTCAAATCATTGTTCCAACTGGCGGCGGAAAGACGCTGAAGATGATCTATGACACGATGCGTCTGTTTCAGTCAGAAACTCCACAAACAGTTGTTGTAGTTGCTCCGCGTATTTTGCTTGCAGAACAACTCTCTAGTGAGTTTCTGGAGCACATCAAAACTGTTGCAGTTCTGCACGTTCACAGTGGTGAAACGCATCACACCAGCACTACCAAACCCGCAGAGATTTACAACTGGTCGCGTCGTGCATACAAACATCAACTGATCTTCACCACCTACAATTCGCTGCAACGTATTGTTGATGCCGAGATTGATGTGGATACGATTTACTTTGATGAGGCACATAATAGCGTCAAGCGTAACTTCTTCCCCGCAACTGAGCACTTCTCTGCTAACGCACGACGCGCTTATTTCTTCACTGCTACCAGGAAGACTTCTGTAACTACCAATAAACCTGGAATGAATGATCGTGAGGTTTATGGTGATATTATTTGTCGCGTTTCTGCACCCGAACTTGTTGATGGAGGATACATTATTGCTCCTAAGATTGTAGCAAAGAAGTTTGATGTTCTTGCTCCTAAGCAAGTCACTGCCGATTGTGATAGTAACAATCTGATGGAGACATTGGAGGATATTGATTGCAAGAAAATCCTTGTCTGTGTTAAGTCTGCTAAGCAACTTATCAATCTTATGTCTCACACTGATTGTGCTGCCGAACTAAACCAGCGTGGTTATTCTTACCTTTACATCACCTCAAAAACGGGAGCTATTATTGATGGTAAGAAAGTCAATCGTGAGGTATTTTTTGATACTCTCAATGCTTGGGGTCGTGACCCTAACAAGAAGTTTGTTTGTCTTCACCGCTCTATCCTGAGTGAGGGAATTAACGTCAGTGAATTAGAGGCGGTCGTTTTTCTTCGCAATATGGATGTGATTGAAATGACCCAAACTATTGGTCGTGTTCTTCGCCTTGGTGGTAAAGAAAAAGTCTGGGGTCTATGTGTGGTGCCTGTCTATTCTAAGGTCGGAGTATCT